AGAGGCCCGCAACCCCGTTGGCTCCAAGCAGGCCAGCTACATTCGCGACAAGACGAGCGCGCAGACCTCGCGCGCCACTGCCGACTACGCCAACATGGCGTCTGACCTGGTGGCGAAGAACAAGGAGATGGAGGGCAAGTTCCTTCTGACCGAGCGCGAGCGCCTGCAGGCCAGTGTTGACGCCACCTATGAAGCTGAGCGCAAGAAGGCTCAGCTGGTCATGGACGAGCTTGACCGCAAGGTTCAGGTCGAAAAAGACATCATGGTCGGCGAGTCCGAGGCCTACAAGAAGGCGCTGGCAGCCCGCGCGCGCGGCGAACAGGCGTTCAACGCCTACATGAAGAACCTGGCCAAAGAGCGCGAAGAGGCCATGCTCACGCCCATCCAAAAGATGGCCCGTGAGTGGCAAGACACGCTCGCTCAGTTCCAAAGCGCCCAGGTCAACTGGGCCAATAGCTTTGCCGACAACGTGAGCGCCATGCTCAGCGGCAGCAAAGTTTCTTGGCGCAAATACTTCGCTGACATCTTTGCCGACCTGGCCAAAATGCAGACGAAGAAAGCTCTGGCCGGCTTGATGGACAGCGCGACTGGCAAGGCGGGCGTCGTTGGTATCGGCAAGAGCGTGCTGTCTGGCGCCAACGTGCAAGACGGCGGGCTGCTGGGCGACTGGCTCAACAAGAAGCGCGGCACCAAGGACGGCGATAAAGGGCCTGGTGGCGAGTATGCGGGTGTCGAAACCATGTTCGACACCTTCAAGAAGTCTCTTGGCGAGATGGGCACGAGCATCAGCGACATGGCATCCAAGTTCACTTCCAGCTTTGGCCCTGCACTTGACACGCTGTGGGGCTCGCTCAAGAACCTGGGCGGTGGCACGGACGCAGCCGGCGACGGTTTGATGAAGTTCGCAGGCGACGCCATCATGAAGGCCGGCTCTGCGATTTGGGAGTTCGTCACTGCAGTTTGGGCCGCCACCTTCGCTGAAAACGCAAAGTCTGGCGCATCGGCAGTGTCCGGGCTTGGTGGCATTGCGGGCGCCGGAACAGCGGGCGCATCTGCTGGCGTCAACGCAAGCGCTGGCACCGCAAGTGTTGCAGCGATGGCGGCCAATGGCGCCTACTTCGCCAACCAGGCGTCGTTCTTCGCCAATGGCGGCGCCTTCACGAACAGCATCGTGGACAGCCCCACCTTGTTCGCCTTCGCCAACGGCGGCAAGTTTGGCGTCATGGGCGAAGCAGGCGAAGAGGCAATCATGCCCCTGTCGCGCGATAGCAATGGCCGCCTGGGCGTAACAGTCAACGGCGGTCAGGCCGGCTCGGGCGGCAACGTGGTCAACATCTCGATCAGCGTAGCCAGCGACGGCACCGCCAGCGCATCGGGCGACACGGCAAGCGACTGGAGCAAGATCGCCAACCGCGTCAAGGGCGTGGTAGTCGAGGAGCTGGCCAACCAGCAGCGCCCTGGCGGCACCCTTTACAAGTAAGTCACGAGTGAGCTACAATGAGCAAGCCAGTTTTCACATGGATGCCTGACAGCGGAGCGAGCCAGACGGTCAAGCCGACCGTCACCGCGACAAAGTTTGGCGATGGCTACGAGCTGCGCACGGCGGTGGGGATCAACTTCAAGCCGAAGTCCTGGAGCGTCACCTTCACGCAAGGTGGCGTTGCGACCAAGCAGATCTTGGATTTCCTGGACGCCCGAGGTGGCCTGGAGGCATTCGTTTGGACAGACCCGATGGATGCCACCAACACCTACGTTTGCCGGCAGTGGGGAAGCTCTCGTCAAGGCTGGGGCGTCTACGCCGTGACGGCGACCTTTGAGCAGGTTTTCGAATACTGATAGGACAGCGCAGTGAGCATCAAAGAAGACATCCAGTCCATGTCGCCTTCGGCGCAGATGGAGTTCTTCGTTTTGGATTTGTCCAACGTTGGTGGCGACCTGTCCTATTTTCACGCTGGCGTCACGGGCACCCTGGCGCCAGTATGGTGGCAGGGCATAGAGTATTTCCCCCTCCCCATCGAAGCAACTGGCTTTGATGTGTCGTCCAAAGGTGTCTTGCCGCGCCCGCGTCTGAAGGTTGCAAACGTGCAAGGGCTGTTTTCGGCGGCGGCGCGAGACTTTGACGATCTGATTGGCTGCCGCATCACGCGCAAGAAGACGTTCGTCAAATACATCGACGCGGCCAACTTCCCTGACGGCTTGAACCCGAACGCCGACCCAAACCAGCACCTGCCAGATGAGTTGTGGTTTGTGGATCGAAAGGTGTCCGAAAATCGCTACATGGTCGAGTGGGAGCTGGCCAGCGCCTTTGATCTGCAGGGCGTGATGTTGCCTTTTCGTCAGGTGGTGCAGAACTCCTGTCAGTGGAAATACCGCGGTCCAGAATGCGGCTTCACGGGCGACTACTTCAATGACGTGGATTTGCCAACAAGTCAGGCAAACGACACCTGTCCCAAACGCCTGTCGTCGTGCAAGACGCGCTTTGGCCCTACGGCCATCATTCCGTTTGGCGGCTTTCCTGGAGCGGTGCGTGATCTGTGACGACCTTCTGGCCGTCATGAAGACGTGCGCTGAAAAGAGCTATCCGAATGAGGCGTGTGGCCTGGTGGTGCGCGTGGGCAAGAAGTCGCGCGCCATCGAGTGCATCAACGTCTCGGCAACGCCCGCCACCCACTTTCTGATCTCGCCACAGAGCTACGCGCAAGTGGCGGACGTGGGTGAGGTTGTGGGGGTTTGGCACACACACGTCAATGGGCCGGCGACAGCATCGCCAGCTGACATGGTGGGCTGCGAGAACTCTGAGGTGCCCTGGTATATCGTGGCCATCCACAAGACCGACTCCGCGTTCGGGTTTTCAGAGATGGTCATCGTTGAGCCGTCCGGCTTCGAGCTGCCCTACCTTGAACGCCCCTACGCTTTTGGCGTGCTTGACTGCTGGTCACTGGTGCGTGACTACTACCGCCGGGAGTTCGACATTGCCCTGGGCGACTACCCGCGCATCGAGCGCTTTTGGGCCAATGGGCATAACTTCTTTGGCGAGTGCTGGCCACAAGAGGGTCTGGTTCGCGTAGATGGCCAGGAGCCACAAGTGGGCGACCTGTTCTTCATTCAGACCGACGGCACTGGCAACCCAAACCACGTTGCCATCTACATCGGCGACGAGCTGATCCTGCACCACTGTCACGGCCGTCTGTCCAGACGCGACGTCTACGGCGGTTATTGGGCCAAGCACACCCAAATTCATACCCGACACAAGTCCAAATGCTGACAAAAGTCATTCTCGAAGGCCCGCTGGGCAAACGTTTCGGCCGTGTTTGGAATATCGCCGTTGATTCACCATCACATGCGCTGCGCCTGATCGACGCAAACAAGCCTGGCGTGTTTGTATGGATTCGCGATAACCTGCGTAAATACGCCAACTACCGCATCATTTGTGAGTATGAAGACGGTCGCAAGGAGTATCTTGACAAAGACGAATACGCGCTTCGTCGAAAAGCCAAAATGATTCGCTTTGTGCCAATCGTAGAGGGGTCCGGGGATCAGACTTTGAGATTTGTGGCTGCGGCAGTGTTGTTTGTGGCTGGCTTTTTTTCTGGCCCATATGCGCCAGCCGTTTGGTCAATGTCCGCCAGTCTGTTCTTGACTGGCGTTGCCAACATGCTTGCGCCCAAGCCGGACAATAGCAAAACCGAAGGCAAGACAAGCTACTACTTCGACGGCCCGACCAACACCACGCAGCAAGGCGTGCCAGTGCAGTTGACCTATGGTCGCTGCCTTGTTGGCTCGCACACCATTTCTGCCGCCGTAACGGTGGATCAGTTGCTTTGAGGCGATAAGTCATGAATGACGCACTTGAATACAAGACGATCGCAGGCGCAGGCGGTGGCGGCGGTAGCGACACGCCTACGGAAGACCCAGACAGCCTGCAGTCTCGCGCGATGGTGTCGATCATCGACCTGCTCGGCGAGGGTCAAGTAGGTGGCCTGGTCAATGGTGCCAAATCGATCTTCTTCAACGGCACGTCGCTTGAAAACGCCGACGGTTCGCGCAACTTTGCTGGCGTGAGCTATGAGTTCCGCGACGGTCAGCAACTTCAAAGTCCACTGTCCGGCTTCTCGGACATCGAGACGCCAACCGTGGTGAACGTGAAGGTGACCAAGAACGCCCCGAGCGTTGTCACCTTGACGGACCCAAACTTGGACGCTGTGCGTGTGGTCGTCACGGTGCCGGCGCTGATCAGTCAAGACACCGACAGTGGCGACACGCACGGCGCGGATGTATGGGTCCGCTTCGAGGTTGCCACCAATGGCGGCGGCTACGCGTCTCTTGGTGACTTCAACATCTCTGGCAAGGCACGCTCGCGCTACCAGCGCGCCTACCAGTTCAACCTGCCCAAGTTTGGCGGCGCTGCACGCACCTGGAACATCAAAATGACCAGGCTGACGGATGACAGCACGACTTCGGCGCTTCAAAACGAAACCTACTTTGACTCTTACTACGCGATCGTCAACGCGCGCCTGAGCTATCCAAATTCTGTGCTGATTGGGGTGCAGATTGACTCGTCGCAGTTCAACTCGATCCCCGAGCGGTCTTACCTGATCGACGGTCTTTTCATCAAGGTGCCTAGCAACTACAGCCCCGTGACCAGGACTTATTCTGGCGTGTGGAATGGCACTTTCAAGACGGCGGTGAGCGGCAATCCGGCCTGGGTGCTGTATGACGTTCTGACCAGCTCGCGCTACGGCCTGGGTCAATACCTGAATGCGGCCAATGTGGATAGCTCAAAGCTGTATGCCATTGGCAAATACTGCGACGAGCTGGTGCCTGACGGCTTTGGCGGGATGGAGCCGCGCTTCACGATCAACACCTCGATCAACAGCCTGGTTGAGGCATACCGTCTCATCACAGATCTGTGCTCGGCCTTCAACGGCATGGGCTTTTGGGCTGGCGGGATGGTGAACTTCACCCAAGACGCGCCAGCCGACCCCGTCATGGTCTACAACCAAGCCAATGTGGTCGATGGGCTGTTTCAATACGCCGGCTCGTCCCGCAAGGATCGACATTCAGTCGTGCTGGTGCGCTGGAACGACCCGACGCAGAACTACAAGCAGATGGTCGAGTATGTGGAGGACTCGGTCGCAGTGGCTCGCTACGGCGTGCGCAAGTTGGACACGACGGCATTCGGCTGCACCAGTCGCGGGCAGGCCGCCCGCGTGGGCCGCTGGATTCTCTACACTGAGCAATATCAGTCCGACATGGTGCAGTTCGTTGTGGGTGTCGACTCCGCACTTGTGCTGCCCGGTGATGTGATCAAGATTCACGACACCACGCGCGCTGGCAAGCGCATGGGCGGGCGCTTGGTTGCGTCCACGCTGACGTCTGCAACCCTCGATGCCCCCATTGCAATTGGCACCGGTGCAACCATCTCCATTCGTCTGCCAGATGGCAGTTTTGCCGACCGTCCGCTGATCCAGTCGGGCGTCACGGTGACTGACGTGAGCTGGACGACGCCGCTGCCTGCCCAACCCGTCCCCTATGCCGTCTGGATTGCTTCCGACAGCGACGTCACGCCGCTGCTGGCGCGCGTGGTGGGCGTCGCTCAGGGTGATCCTGGCCAGTTCGCTATTTCGGCCATCGAGCACAACCCGTCCAAGTATGGCGCCATCGAAAACGGTCTGAAGCTGGACGTGCCCAAGGTGTCGATCGTAACGACCGCCGCATCGGCTGCCGCGACAAACCTGGCATTTCACGAAGTGCCCTACCTGGTGGCGCCAGGCGTGGCCGGCATCAGCCTTGATGTGTCCTGGTCGGGCACTGGCAACAGCTACGAGCTAACTTGGAAGCGCTCGGGCAAATACGCAACCAACTGGCAGACCATCACGACAACAAACCCGATCGTGGAGCTGCAGAACGTGCGCGCTGGCGACTATGAGTTCAACGTGGTGGCACTCAACGGCTTTGGCAAGCGCTCGCCAGTATTGAGTGGCACCTACGCGACAACAGGTCACACCGCCGCGCCAGGCGACGTTCCGAACTTTCAAGTAACGCGCCGCACGAGCGACCTGCTGCTGACGTGGGATGCGGTGTCAGATATCAAGGTATCGGGCTATGAAGTGCGTGTGGGTGCATCCTGGGACGCGGGCGAGGTCATCACGACCAACTTTGCCGGCACCATGATCACGCATGACCAGGACTTTGCCGGCACCTACAATTACCACATTCGCTCGATCAGCGCCGATGGCGTTTACTCGGACAACGTTTCCACTTTTGTGCTGACGCTGGAGGCGCCGGCCACAGTTCAAAACTTTGACATGGTCCAGGCAAGCAATCGTCTGGAGCTGTCCTGGAGCGCCAACACCGAGACGAACCTGGCCTACTACGAGGTGCGCGAAGGCAGTGCATGGAGCACCGGCGCCATCATCTCGCAGGTGAAGTCCACCGCTTTGACCATTCCATCTGGCGGCATCGGCTCGCGCAAGTTCTGGATCAAGGCCGTTGTCTCGCCTGGCATCTACTCCGACGTGCCCGCATGGATCGACACGGTCATCGCCCTGCCGTCCAACGCCAATGTGGTCGCGCTGATCGACAACGCGGCCCTGGCCTGGCCAGGCCCCAAGGTTGCGATGAGCGCCATTGGCTCCGACCTGGTGATGAACGCCAACACTGAAAGGTCGGAATACCTCAGCTTCGTCAACCTGTCGTCCACCTACCGCGCACAGAACTCGGTCTACGTCACCATCGATTCTGTCCAGGCTGGCTCCTCGGCGATCACCTGGAACACGGCGACGTTCAGTTGGGACAGCGTGTCGGCGCTGGCGCACTGGGCGCCAAGCGGCAACATCGACTCGATCTCGACACACTACCAAATCGCCATCAAGGGCGGTCTGAACGCAAACGAATACCAGGCGTGGTCACTGTCGGGCGATGTGGCGTCCGTCACGGGTTTGCGCGCGGCCAACTCTGGAACCGGCGTGTCGGGCAACAACGGAACGCTGAGCGTCACTTACGCCAACAACGGGCGCTTCGGTTCGGGCGTGGTAACGGACCAAAGCGGCGATGTCTACTGGTCTGGCATGACGCTGCCGGCGCAGTTCACGCACAGCTTTTGGATGACGCAAGGCGTCATGACTTCCAACACCAAGCGCTCGATCTTGTCGATGACTAACGACGCCCTGACCGTCAAGCTGGCGCTCAGCTACAGCGAGGCCAACGCCAGCTTCCTGCTGACGGGCACAGATGGCGTCACGATCACGGTGCCGATGGCTATCGCGCAGGGCGACCTGCTGTGTTTCGCCATCGTTCAAAGCGCGAGCAGGCGAACCTTGTTTGTCGGGCGGTATCAAGACGGCCTCAAGGCGTCAGGCAGCGCCGCGGCTGCGCCATTGGACGCACTGACGCGCGTGGCCCTGGCTGGCTCTTGACAGTAAGTCACGACTGATGTATCCTGCCAAAGAAGGAACGTAAATGCCAACTGATGCCAGCCAGGCCAAGATCAACGCGACCTTGTCAGCCATGATTTGCTCGACCGACGCGATGGACCAGGCTGCCTTTGACGAGTTCTTCGCTCGGGGCAATATGCCTGGCTACAAGCCGTGGCGCAACTTCATCCCTGGCGACTACGAATACAAGGACGCCGCGTTTCGAGTGGTGATGGAGTCTGCCAACTCTGACCGGGGCCTGTTGCGCTCCATGCAGGTCAGCGTCGACGTGCCTGACGTCTCAGACCGAGGCTCGGCCACGATCACGGCCGGCTCAGCCAGCTCTGGGCTGTTCATCGCCTACGCCCGCCAGTTCCACGTCATCCCCGAGATTGTCGTGCTGGCCAGAGGCGGCGTCACAAATCCGACTGTTGCTGAGCTGGTTGGCCTGCCTGGCTTGACCGGCTTCACCGTTCGTCTGCGCGACACCGTCACGGGTGCGTTCGTGGCGGGCTCGCTCTCCTGGGCCGCCAACGGCTACTGACCATGCAAAATTACACCGACATTGCGTCCTCGAAGTCGCTTCAGGAATCGCTTCCACTCTTGCTCGGCAACGACAAGACAGCGCTGTCCAGCTCGGCCGGCACGGCGTTCCCCACGACGAACTTGCTGGCCGGCATGTTTTGTTTTCGCACGGACCAAAACAAGCTCTACAAGCTGATCGACCTGGCGCCGACTTGGGTGTTGATGGGCGACTTCAGCACCGGCAACTTTGTCGCCAGTCAGGCCGCCACTGTGATGGGTTGGACGCCCGTGCAGCAAGGCGGCGGCACAGGGCAGGGGACGAACAAGGTGCAGATTGGCTGGAACGCCGCAAGCTCTGCTTTGTTTTTGGCGGTTGACGGCGCAAACTACGGCGGAAATTGGCCCATCAATATTGCCGGCAGCGCATCCAAATTGGCAAGTAAGGACGCAGGCAACGCCAGCGGTAACGTCCCCATCAGCAACGCCACCGTCAATGTGGATTTGAATGCAGACATGGTGGACGGCTATCACGCCTCGGTCACGCCTGGCATTGGGGCCATTCCAGTTGTTGACTCGACAGGCGTGCTGGCCACTTATACCAAACTTGCCAAGACTCAGGCTGCCAAAGACGCAACCGAGTCTGCGGCATCGACCGCCTTCGTTGACCGCCTGCGCTCCCTGCTGGTCAGCACTACGACTGGCACGGCCGTCCTGAGTGACCGTGGCAGCCTGGTGCAGATCTCGGCAGCCTTCACCATTCCGTCTAACGTCTTTGCGGCCAACGACATTCTCAGCATCGCTAACGTGACGGGCGGCAACCAAACAATTGCGCAGGGCTCTGGCCTTACTCTGCATTTCGCAGGCTCGGTCAATACAGGCAACCGCACCGCGCTGGCCTGGTCCCTGATGACCGTGGTCTTCCTGAGCCCGACCGTTGCGGTCATCTCTGGCGCGGGGCTGACCTGATGGCGGCTATTCACTGTCTCATGGCAGGCAATGGGTTCGGCCGCGTCACGGTCAATATTGTCATTTCCTCCGCCCAAAACCGCTACATATTGGCGCCAGTGTGGGTGCCAGGATACGTGGCGGGAATCACTGACGTTGTTGTGACAATCAATAGTGGCGTAGTCATTAGCTCAAACGATGCTAATTATTCCGCATTCACAGTAGATGGCGCATTTGCACCAGGCGATCGCGTTTTTATTGTCAATAATGGTTTTATTGCAGGCGCGCGTGGCTCTGGCGGCAATGGGGCATTTTGGTATGACAGTTATGACGGTTATTATGGAAGTTCGACAGCTGGCACAAATGGCGGAACGGCGCTGTATGCGATGAGGTCAGTATCAGTTACGAATAACGGCACGATAGCTGGCGGAGGGGGTGGTGGCGGAGGATCTGCAGGCTACGAGATGTATCCTCAAAACAGTCAAAATGAATTTTACACAGCTCAATACGGTGGATATCCAGGTGACGCCGGGGCCGGCGACGGTTCGTTGACAGGTGTAAATGCAGGCACGCCTGGAGGTGCTGGCGGTAATGCCGGCGCCGGTGGTCAATATGGCGCAAATGGTCAATACGGCACTGGCGCTCCAGGTGGCGCCGGCGGACCAGCAACGGTAGGTGCGGCAAATATTACATGGATCGCGACAGGTGTGCGATACGGAGCAATTCAATGAATTATGATTTCGAGGTAGTTTCTTCCAGCGCTGAAACCAAAAGCATGGAAGTCATTTATAGCGCGCCTGGCCGACAGAGCGTTCGCATCGGAATGCCGCTGCCAAGTCCAGGCGTCGATCCGGCAACCGTTGTCGCGCAATACGCGCCAGTTGCCATGTGGGCCGAACAGGATCGCGCTGTTCTGGCGGTGCCAGTCGGCTATAAAGCCTCCTACGACACAAACGCTGGCGTGCTGCCTGCTGATCCTGTTGCGGCGCTGAAGAAGACAATCATTGCGGCCACCCAAAAGCGCCTTGATGACTTCGCAAAAATCAAAGGCTACGACGGCATCTTGTCGGCCTGCACCTATGCCAGCAGCGCCATCGCTAGCTTTGCCACCGAAGGCTCTCGCGCCCGTGATCTGCGCGACCAGACCTGGGCGGCGCTGTATGCCATCGTTGCTGAATGCGAGGCTGGCACGCGCCCCACCCCATCGAGCTTTGCTGAAATCGAGCCGCTGCTGCCCGCTCTGACCTGGACGACGCCATGACCAAAGGACGCCTCGCGCGATTTCTCCTCGCAGCTGACTACATGCTCAACGTCTTCATGGGTGGCTGGTATGACGAATGGGTCAGCACGCGGGCATGGCGCCTGCGCAACGACTCCAAGTTTTGGGGCTTCATGCAGCGCGGGATTGATCGCGTAGCATCGGCATTTGGTCAAAAGCAGCATTGCTTCTGGTCTTATGTCAGTGATCAGATGCACCGAGCCCTTCCGCCCGAAAAGCGCTCCTGATAATCAGTCACCCGTGACTTGACAATTTGAGGCTTTTCGAATAGGATCGCCGCTTCATGAGTGCCTAAAATGACCGCAGCGACGAAAAATCTCATCATCGAGCAAAAGGCCACTTTCAAGAAGCGCCTGGTGTATCGAGACAAGCTGAAAAAGCCGATCAACCTGACCGGCTTTTCGGCACGCATGCAGATTCGTGACACCGCGGGCGCCTTGCTCAACGACCTCTCTACCGACAACGGCAAGATCGTCCTGGGCGGCACGGCCGGCACCATCGACATCACCGTCAGCGCCAGCGATACGTCTGTCATGACGTTCGCCAGCGCGCTCTACGACCTCAAGCTGATCGCCGCAGACGGCACGCAAATGCGCCTGATGCAAGGCAAGGTCACGCTGTCGCCAGGGCAGACCCAGTGACGGACCTTGTCGATGTTCTGAGCCAGGAGTTTGTCCTGGTCGAGGACGTGTCCATTGCCCAGCTCGATGTCACGGAAGAAGTGACGGTCGCGGTAACGGACGAGACGACGATCTTGATCAGTGAGGCCTCGCAAGGCCCACCTGGCATCCAAGGGCCTCGTGGCGAGCCTGGTGGTCAGCTTGACGAGAAGACTGCCGCGCGAGATCTCAGCGGACACCGAGTAGTGCTGCTGGATGCGCAGGGCAGGGCGGATTACGTCAGCGCGGCCGTCCTTGGGCACGCCGGCCGCGCTTTTGGCCTGACGGTCGGAGCTGCCGTTCTCGGCGGCCCAGCAACTATCCAAACCTACGGTTCGGTGACGGAGCCCAGCTGGTCCTGGGACGTCAACAAGCCTGTCTATCTCGGCGCTGATGGCGCGCTCACGCAAGTGGCGCCCACTGCGCCTCAATCAAAGTTCTCCACAGTCGTCGGCCTTCCGATCGCCAGCACGACATTGTTTGTCTCCATCGGAATCCCGATCGTCATCGCATAAGGAATAGCTCATGGGCGCCGCATCTACTACCAAAATTCTCAAGCAGAACGCAGGCGTTCTGACTGAAGAAACGACTCTGACCACCAGCGCAGGCGCCGGTGACGCCAACAAGGTTGTTGCCCTGAACGCCTCTGGCGTTTTGGACGCCACTATCGTCAACAGCAAGGCCACCAGCGCCGGCGCTGGCGACGCTGGTAAGTTGGCCGCACTCAATGCCTCGGGCGTGCTGGATGACACCATCATCAACGCCACCGTGACCAGCTCCGCAAGCAAAGTCGTGAAGCTGGATGCTTCGGGCAAGCTGGACGTGACCGTCATGCCTACAGGCATCGGCGCCGACACTGCCGCGCTTGTGGCCTCTGAAGCCCTGGCCGCTGGCGACCTGGTCAACATCTGGAACAGCGCTGGCGTCGCCAACGTGCGCAAGGCTGACGGCTCCGTGTCGGGCAAGGAAGCTCACGGCTTTGTGCTGTCCGCTTTTGCGAGCGCCGCCACGGCCACGGTCTACTTCGAAGGCACCAATACCCAATGCACTGGCCTGACGCCTGGCGTGCAATACCTGTCTGGCGCCACAGCAGGCAAGTCGGCCGCAGCTGCACCCACGGGCACCGGCAAGGTTGTTCAAGTTGTGGGCTTTGCGCTGAGCGCCACGTCGATGAACTTCCAGGCTGAGCTGCCTATCGTTTTGGCGTAATCGGGACAAAGAGTCATGCCTGTATCGAAAACCGCATCGCTGACCTACGTGCTGGAGTCCGTCTTCCTGGATGTGCCCAGCGCAATGGTTGTGGCCAGGTTCAGTCGCACTGTTGATGGCGTGGCTCTCCCGCCCGTGGATTTCACCTTGCAAGGCGCGGAGATCGTGCCGCTTCTACTGGTGCCGCCTGACGCATCCAAGACCCGCCGCGACGACATCGCCGACGCCGTCTATGCGCTGGCCATTCAACATGGCGTGATTTCTGGCGAGGTAAGCTGATGGCTGACAACAGCACGATGGGCGGCACTGCCGACGTGATCGCCACCGACGAGTTGACGACGCTCAATGGGAGCGCTTCGTCCGGCGTGAAGGTTCAGCGTGTCAAGCCTGGCTATGGCGTCGATGGCGATTTGACAGATGTCTCGGTCAACAACCCGCTGCCGACATTCAACCGCGATGACGACCGCACATTCGTGAATGCGTTCGCCACCGGCTTGACCGCCGGCACAACAGCAACGGAAGCGCTCGTCACGCTGACCTGGGCAACCGCACCAGGCACAGCTGGCACGTCGGCCTCGACGCTGAACATTCCTGCGGGCAAGCGCTTTCGCATCACGAGCCTGACTTTGGCCATGCGCGGCAACGCTACCGCCACGGCAGCGGTCATCACTGGGACCGTGCGCGTCAATACGGGCGGTGCGATCGCCACAACGAGCGCGGCTCAAGGTATTCA